GATTAAGCTCTTTAATTTCTTTCATTACATCTTTATAAGACTTAATTTTAAGCCAAGTCGCATAACCAATAATTGCTTTAAAATTGGGTACATAGGTATTAAAAATACCATTGGCTTCAGCATACATCTTAAGTTTACGACCAGACAGACGACGGATATTATCATCAAGGTTTTTAGATCTAATCCAGTACCAGAGGTTAAGAACTGAATTAAATTTACCAATATAACCATAATTGATAACCTTAAGATAGGCGGGATCAAACACCATGCCTAAACGAGTGTCGGACTGAATCGCAATGTTAATATGATCTTCCCCTTCTTTACCGAAGTTATTGGGATGATTATAATAAACATTATTTTTGAATTGTTTTTTCAGATCTTTAAAATCCATTTTCTTTTTTTGCTTTTCCATTTTATAACCTCTTATTTAGTTTTAAAAAAAATTAATGTTACCATTGAGTAAATATATAAGGCTAAAAGTAGTTTATTATTTATTAAAAATTCTTCAGCTTCCTCCCTTTTTGAAAAGATAAAGTCATTCATTATATCCGCACCAATAACTTTATTTGGATTATTTACTAATCTATTATCGATAATAGATTTCGCTACTTCATCTATGAAAGTATTTGGGTCATTATATCTAAATAATCTAAACAATCATAAATTAAATTATCATTTATTTTTTCACCTATACTTTTTATTACCTGAGGTAAAAACAATGTAGAAGGTCGTATTCCTATATTATAATTAAAATTTTTTATATTTTCAAAATTTTCATGCTGTTGTTCTAATAAAATTAATAATTCATTGCTCATTTTTTATTTATCCAATAAGGCGTATACTTGTCGTGATACATCTCAAGTATATCTAATGTTGACAGAAATGGAACTTTGTGATCATAATTATTAAATGTCCAATAATCTCTTGTTTCTAATAGTTTTTTCCAACCATATTTTTTATCTAATTTAGTATAAAGATCAGTTAAACTAGGAATTTCTAATTCAAAGTCTTTATAAATAGACTTAATTTGTAATAAATCAGCAGTTATCTTTATAGCTCTACGAAGTAATGGATCGTTATCAATAGCCTCACGAACTATAGTTCTACCTAATTTAACATCAGGATATAAGATTAAATTATAACTTAGATTACTTCCTTCTAATCCATATCTTCCATTTTCTTTTAAAAAATGAAATTCAGATAAACTAGCTAATAATCCTTCAGTTTGAGAAACAATTAAATCAATAGTAACACCACTTGGACCTGTTTTATTACGTAGTAATTTAACTGTAACAATATTTAAATCTTGACTTCCTTCATCTGGATTATCTCTGGTTTTTGGATATTCAGGACCTTTAGTATTTTGATTAGTAAATTTAGAACTAGTTACAGTTTGCCATACAATATTAGGTAAGAAAAGAAACTTATCAGTTACACCTTTAATTTTCTCACCTTGATTCATATGTTGTAATTTTTTAACTGGTGTGTTATAAGGACCCTGTGACATTTCAATATTATCACCAATATGTGCCATCATAATTAAATAATGACCAGTTCCATTACATAGACCAGGTAATTCCATCATAAGTCGTGTTTTAGCTAGTCCTAGTCGCATATGGATAGTATTGCCGCCACTATTACCTAACTCATTCTTATCTTGTATTTCCTCAATATCAGAAGTTTCAAATTCTGAAAAACTATCTATTTCACCAAAAGTAGGAAATAATACTTTTATAGGTTTACCGTCTTTATCAATAATAGGTGTTTCAAAAGTATAATCTTTTTTATTATTTAATTTTTCTTTCTTTAAAAATTCTTTTAAAAGTTTATACCATTCATTACCAGAATGATGTGTTTTATCAGTAATGCTACAAATGCCTTCTTTCTTAATATCTATATCTTTAAACTGAGGAAACATATGAGAGAAATTAATAATTCTTTCAATATTTTTAGTCATCTCAGTGTCGTAAATATTAATATAAGGCATAAATCCAGCATCTGCTACTTTACTAGCGGCAGAAAGCAACATATAATCTCCTAATGTGCTTTTATAACGGTTTGCTCTTCCCACTATTCCAGTAAGAACAGATAAACCACCATTTAAAATATTCTCACCATGTTTACCCTTAATATATTTGCCAGTTGGAATATCAAGTAATGCACCAACGTTATATAAAATTCTATAAGGATCTATTTCAGTAAAGGCGGGTTTATTTTTAAACAGAACTTGCATAATTATTATCCCTGTTATCTATTTTTCACATTATCACTTAAAAAATTAAATATTACTACCAGTTATTGTTCCAGTTGCATTTATATTACCATTAGTAGTAATGTCGCCATTTGTGTTAGAGGAACCAGATGTACTTAGTCCACCAGTAATTGTTACATTACCATTTAAAATAATATTTGGGCAATTTATAGTAAGAGACTTGATAGAATTTAAATTAACTTTTTCACTACCAGATATGGTAATTTCTTTATTAGTAAATATATTAAGACTATCTTTTTGACTATCTAAATAAATATAATTATTTTTTTTATCTTTAATAATTAAATTACCAGTTTTAGTATCTATATTAATATCATATTCTGTATATTCGCCATCATTCATAGACGTGTGAAATTTTACAAATTTATTTTTAGTATCTACTTCTAACCAATAACTGGTAGATTTATCGAATTTAGACATACCAGATTTAATATTAGAGAAAGCATATTGGACAGTTTCTTGTCTTCTTAATTCTACTTCTCTAAATATAGTTGTCCAGTAATATTCATCTACTTCACCATACTTAAATAAAATTACTGTTTCATTTGCAACAACATC